CTGTCCCAGGGACGTTCTACAATATCACCAAACCATTGCACATCATTTCGGGTAATTCTGTGATACAGTTTTCTTTTACCGTTGCCAAAGTAGCCAGTGTCAATATAGTAGAAATCTCTTCCTGCGGCGCGGCAGGCATCCATTTGTTTGCGTTTGGTGATGCCGCGCAACACCACAGCAATTTCTGTGTGTTCTTCTCGGGCCCAGGTGCTGATTTGTCCCCCGGCGCCTTGTACAAAACTTCGTAGTATGGGATCGTACATGTGGCCTTTTCTTTCGTATCTATATTCGCTGTCGGTGCTCACTATGTTGTTGACCGGTAGCGCCGCCAGTTGTTTGCCCAACGTTTGTAGTGTGACCCCGTATGTAAATCCTGCAGGATCCACACGATACTTTAATATGTTATCAAATATTTCTCTTATTTCTGGTACCACTTGATCCAACACATGTGGGTCTGGCAGCGGGGCGGGTTCGGGTGGAGGTGGCGGAATATACGACGATTCGTCTTCCTGTTCCCAGATCATTCTGTTGACCTTTGTTGACAGTATTCAGTTAGTATGCGTTCTCTGTGCCATTCCGCTGCCATGGGAGTGTCTGCAAACTCATGAAAGCATGGAGCGCCCAGGGTGTAATGCAATAACTTAGCCGCGGGATTGGGGCCGTATTCATCGGGTAACCAGTTCCACTCTTTCGGCAATTCGCCAATGCGAGCATCTTCTAGCCACGAGAAGCGATGCAATTCTGCACCTGTGGCTTTTTGCACAAACTGTGGCATGAGTTTCCGGTTAGGAAAACTACTGCAATTCCACAGAATAACACTAGACCAATTTTTTCTAGGATAGTCTTCGTTTCGTGATCCTAAGTATTTTACAGGCATTCGTGTTTTGTAATCGTGCTTGACCACTTGCACATCTTTGTATACATCACGCAAGTCCCAAAGTTCTGCAATATCACCACGCACAATCATGTCGCCATCAATGAAGATAGCCGAACCAGAAAATCCCATGAGATATGGAACTAAGAAACGTGTGTAGATAAAGTGATTGCTACCGTCAGTGTGTGTTTCGCTATAGTCTCGGAACAAGTTTAATGCCACAGGCACAATACTCACAGGACGGCTTGCATTTCTAATAATGCTGTTGACACAGGTGTGATAGGCTATGGCTTCGCGTGGATCATACCCAATGAAGATTGGTATAATGTCTTTCATCGGCGTTCTATATCCTCTTCCACACAGTTTTCACCGTATTGAATTTCAATTAACTTTAATGGTTGGTCTGTTTCATTGCGTAACTGATGCCACTCATTTAACTTGATCCAAGTGGATTGATGCCGTGCAGGGCTTGCTAGTAGATCGTAGTCTGTACTGTGTGGGTCTACGGTATACACCGTGGCTTCGCCTTGGGCCACAAACCAAAACTCTGCACGTTGCTCATGACGTTGCATACTCAATGATTCATGAGGATTTACTGTGAGTTCTTTTAGTTTGACATGATTTCCCACTTCGTGTAGCACACGATAGTAACCCCAGGCACGATCAGTTCGAGGTTTTTTCCAGTTTTCAAGAATCCACGAACTAGAGTTGGCTTTGTCATTGCCCCCAACACCAAACACAAACTCAACGTCATCAAACACCTGTTCGGGTATGTTTTCCGGTGTGCGATCTCCGCCATTGGCAAAGATGATTTCATCATTGGGATATTTTTCTCGGACACGGCGTATAGCATCACAAGCAGTATCGTCACTGTCATCGAATGCAATCACTTCCCCGACCATGTGTAGGTTACCTAATATGGTCATGCGTTCACGCCAGGACATAAAAGGTCGCCCTTTTTTGCGTGTGAGCCAGTCTTCTGAGTTTAGGCCCACAACCACATGATCTCCCAGATGATCAGCATGATTCAGTAAAGAGATATGTCCGGAATGTAGCGGATCAAAGCCGCCGGTTACTATAACAATTTTCATACAGGTATTTACACCTGGATGTCTTCCATGCCTGCAGTTCTTAACCTGACCACATGACCCATTTGCCACTGTTTGGTATCCAGCCCTTTGAGAATGCCCAGCCAACGATTACGTAGATATGCTACTTCGTTGATCAGTGTTTCATAATCAATCACTTCATCCTCACCATCTGTGTATTTTTCAGCATCTCTTGAGGTCAGCGCACGAGCATAGTTTTCCATGTACTTTTGAAAGTGTTTTCTACGTATCTTACGCAGTTGTATATTAAGGTAGTTTAGTACTGCTTCAATCTCTTGCAGTTGATTAAATCTGTGTTCAGTAATGCCAGGCAAGGCTGTGATATTCTTTTCAACTATGCCGTAGATTCTACAATCCTTTTTGGCATCTTCAAGTTCACGTTCGTAGTGACTGATAAAGTCCGGAATAGAATTAAGACTAGCAACTACGCGGCTATACCACATGTTCTCTCCAATTTTCTAGATAAGGAAACAATTGTTTCCAATTGGTTCCACGTCGACGATCTAACTCGTCAAGATGAGTGTGTAATTGTAATATTTTTTCTTCATTGATGCAACTGATTTGGATTTGTGACCAAATTCCTTGCAAGTACTTGTAAGAATTATTTTCTTGCCAAGTTTCTTGAGCAACTGTTCTTAGTGCTTTTTCAAAACATTGACTCCAAAATACAGGACCAAAAATATCTGGATTCTGATGTGCTGGCTTAAAAACTGTTTGAAAGTGATGATTTATTTTGCGTTTTTGTTTCCATCCATTTATTTTTTCCAACAGCAGTGGAAAAGTTTTGATTGTAAGTGGACTGAGTGTACTATTGATATTAAGGTAAATCCAGGGACTGTTGATCAATGTCTCAATATTTTTTTCAATTATATCTAGTTTAAGACCATATCTTGCATATTCTTGTTCAGGACCCCAACAATCTAAACTTACTGTTAGGTCAAATCTTTTGAGTTTGCGCAAAGCAACAAGGTCTTTCCATTGCTGAACCAATGCCACAAATTTATCAGGATCATACATCAAGTTGCTTACAATATTCAATTCAAGATCTCTGCTGGGATTTTCATTAAAAAATTGCAAGCAACGGAAAAATTCTTTTTGATACAACGGTTCACCGCCCAGCAGGTGCAATCTACGTAATGTAGTGTGATTTTTCTCTAACCAGGAAAAAAACTTTTCAATGTAAAGATCGGTTTTATTTTTATCAATTTTGCCGGCTTCTAATATTATTCCGTTTTTTTCAAATCTACCAAATTTTTGATTCTCTCGTTGAATTATTGAACTGTTATGTGGTGTGCAATATGTGCAAGACAGATTGCAAGTGTTATTTAAAAATACTTCTAAAATTCTGGGACTGACTTTGGTAGCAGTGGGATCGCTTTCTAATTCGGGTGGTACAAGTCCTGGTATTTGCATATGAAATTGACGATCACTTTGGCCGCCGGCTGCTTCAATTTTTTCACAGTAACGGCAGCCTTCATCGTCTGACATATAAGATAATGGTTGCGGCCATTGACCTTGAAGCATGGTGTTTCTTTGTGCTAGTTTTTCCGGAGTGTTATGAAACTGGTCAAAATTTTCAAGCGATATCAAATGCTTGCCCACACGATGACATGAACTAGTTGTGCCTTCGTTGAGAAAAACAGTGCTCCAGGTCCATTTCAATTGACAGGCTGTGGCTGTTTTTATTGGAAAAAATGATTTCATGATTATGCCAACCAAGATCTAAAATGCAATGGTAAAAATCCTAAATCTATACTTCTACGTTGCGTAAATTCTTGTAAGTATTTGCTGAGTTTGTCTTTGACCACTGGCATAGCAGGATTGGATATTGTGCGGATTATCTCCTGAAGAGACTGCGGATAATCATTTACTTTATCTGCCAGAGTCATCTTTGTATCTTCATCAAGAACATGAACTGCAAAAAAATCAGGGTCAGTGCATGTATTCCAAATTATGTTGACATCTTGAGCATAATCAATAAAATCATCGATGCCCAATAATGCCAGATTAGTCACTGTGCAAACAAACTGAAAAGGCATACCCTGTTGTTGGAGAACTTCGATGTTTTTTTCAAACCTATACCATGTGTTGCCATTTCTCAATAGTTCGTACATTTGACCAGTGGACTCTGCACTTACTAACACTTGGATGTTTTCATAGTTTCGGAGTTTTTGGATTTCTTTGTTGAATCTTTCTGTGTTAACTCCAAGACCAGAACTAATTTTTATCGGAATACCGTACCCAGAAAGTTTTGCAATTAAGGGGACAAGATCCAGGTATAACAAAGGTTCCCCACCTATAATAGAAATTTCTTTAAGGGTCGAAGATTCAACTAAACACCCTATCTCATTGAGTAAAATGTCATTGAAACGAGTGTTTTTTATATCTTTTTGACTGAGTTTCATTATCACGCGATCCATGTCCTTGAGAATAAATCTATCGTCGCCGGTATTGATTGGATAATCACCGTTGTCATTGATATCTCTTGCCCAGGCTGAACTATAATACTTGCAACAGTAAATACATGTCATGTTGCAGTCTGACCCTACAATAATTTGTAGTTTTTCTGGTTGAGTGATAGGCTCTACATGGGTTGGCAAATAACTTTTCATTGAGATTCGCCTACTAATTTGCGATTTTGATTCTGGTAACCAGCAAGCGGAAGAACACGAAGCCACAGGTTGGTTTGACAACATCTGTTGTCGTTCGCTGATCATTTCAGGCGAATTAAAAAGATTGCCTGGATATTGATTGATATAATCAAAATTAATTTTTGCTGGAGTTGCCGAACAACAACTCATTGTCTTGGATTTTTCTAAATCAACTGATAACCACCAAAATTTTTGCGAGCAATAAAAATCAGTTGATGTAGAAAGACTACCCAATTTGCCGGTCATTAGTTTTCCCAGTCTTCGTCTTCTTCTTCCTCTTCTGACTCATCTTCTTCATCTTCTGCCGCATAGTCTTTATCGTTGTCAAGGTACGCGGTAAGCGCACGTTTGATGTCAGAGTCACCTTTGAAAGCCGTACGAATATCTTCTACGTCTGAATCATTGTCCATCAGGATCTGTATCACAGTTTCGGCGGCTTCAGCACGGTCCACTGTGTTTACAAAACGCTTGAGTTCTCCCCAAATTTCACTGGCTATTGCTTCACTCATCTGCTGTTTCCTCCGGAGTACTTACCTCTGCTCTCTGATTTCTAAAGTCTGTCATGACCTTGTCCAAACATCCTTCATCGTTCTTTTCCCATGCTTTGCGGAACTTCTTGATAACTTCGCCGTCACTTGTGGTAAACACCAGACTGTTGCCTTCACGCTTGAGCATTGTTTTCTTTTCAATCAAGTCGACTAGGCCCGAGTATGGACTCATACCTGTTGTGTAGGGGATCTTGACCTGCACCCCTTCAAAAGGTTTGGCATAGCGTGTTTTCATAACTTTACACCCAGCACGGATACCGTTTACTTCGGACACTTTGTTGCCGTCCTCGTCCTCTTTGAGTTTCATCTTCTTCATGGCAACCACAATACTTGATGCATAGATAAAGCCCTGACCGCCGGAGATCTTGTCATCTGGATCGAACATGTCCTGACTTGCGTAGGTGTGATTGGTACAAACCAGGCCCACATTGTAACTGCCAAACATGTTCACACAGTTACGAACCAAGGCAGTGAGTGCTTTGGGTTTGCGGCCCAAGTCGCCTTTCATCTCACCTGCATCAAACTGGTTAACGTCAGTGGGCGTCAATAACATACCCAGCGAGTCGATCACAAACATGACCTTGGGACGCTCGCCTTCAGCCAGTGCTTTGTAGTCGCTCATGAATGTTGAAATAGTTTTTGCTACGTCATCAATCATGGCCATTGACAGTTTGAGTAGTTTGCTTTCTGATGTATCAACACCAAGTGCTTTGAGCCAATCTTCATCGAGAGCGTTTTCACTGTCGATTAGCACAACAAAAATACCTTGCTCTTGTGCGTTCTTAACA